AGCTTGTGTGGTATTCACTGCACGGGAGATGAGATAGCGAGCGTCTTAAATGTTCACTACGACACGCTAAACAACCGATGCAAAGAGGAGCATGGAGTTAATTTTTCGGACTACTATAAAAAGGCTTCATCTAGTGGAAAAATATCACTTAGGCGACAGCAATACTCGGTAGCTATGAAGGGTAACGTCTCAATGCTTATCTGGCTAGGCAAGAACATATTAGGGCAGAAGGACGCGCCGGAGAACGGCTCCGATCGGCAGGACATAAATATAAATATCGTGACTCCCGATGCCTGATATCCGCCCGACGGCGCCTCAGTTCCAATATATAACGTCAAAGGCTAAGTTCCCCGCGTTCATCGCTGGGTTTGGGGCAGGCAAGACTGAGGCAGCTATCCTCCGGTCTATCTTCGGGCTAGTGGCTAACCCTGGGACTAATCGAGGCTTTTACGCTCCCACCTACGACCTTATCCGAATGATTGCATGGCCCAGGTTCGAGGCGATGCTAGACGAGCTTGGCATTGCGTACAGACTTCAGAAGTCCCCTATAAATATGATTGAGCTAGAGGGCTATGGCTCGATCATCTTCCGGACTATGGATAACCCGCAAAGGATCGTGGGCTACGAACACGCTGACGCCGATATAGACGAGCTAGACACCCTCAAGAGGGACGACGCGGCTTACGCTTGGCGGCAGATCATGGCCCGGAACCGCCAGAAGAAGGCGGGGCCTAATACGATTGGGGTAACGACGACGCCTGAAGGCTTTAGATTCGTGTACGAGGCGTGGAAGAAGGACCCTAAAGACGGCTACGAGATCATCCAGGCCCCTACCGAATCCAACCCTTATCTACCAGATGGGTACATAGATTCCCTTAAAGCGGCGTACCCTGAACACCTTCTGGCGGCGTACCTCAATGGGCAGTTCGTAAACCTGACCTCTGGGACCGTATACGCCTCCTATGACCGGGTACGGTGCGACTCCCAAGAGGTAATCCAGCCACGAGAACCGCTATATATCGGCTGCGACTTCAACGTGACTCAACAGTGCGCCACCGTCTACGTTCAGAGGGGAGACGGCTGGCACGCGGTAGATGAATTGACTCGTATGTTTGATACGCCGGAAATGATTAGGATTATCCAGTCTCGATACGATGGGCATCCCATATATATCTACCCTGACGCCTCTGGATCGGCGAGAAAGACAGTAAACGCCAGCGTCTCTGACATCGCTCTGTTAGAGCAGGCAGGGTTTTATATAAGGGTGAACAAGCGGAACCCTGCGGTTAAGGATCGGATACTCGCTATGAACGCGGCGCTAGAAAACGGCACGGTTAAAATCAATGCGGCAAAGTGCAAGAATACGGCTGACTGTTTAGAGCAGCAGACGTATAAGAATGGCGAGCCTGATAAGAGCTCAGGGAACGATCACCAGAACGACGCGACGACGTACCCAATTGCGTACGAGTTCCCGGTGGTGAAACCGATTGCTAATGTTCGCTTCCAATTTGCGGTATGATGGACAAAACCTTTAGAGGGCGTGGCGATGCCTGTAGATACTAAGCACTCGGAATGGGAACTGCATTACCCTATGTGGCAAAAGACTCGGGATGCTGTCCGGGGGTCTATTTATGTTAAAGAGAAGCGCCACGAATACCTGCCGGTGCCCGACGCTGAGTCAAACGACGATACCGTAGGCTCCCAAACGCTCCGCTATCGCCAGTATCTGAAGCGAGCCCTGTATACGAACTTCACGGGTCGGACCAAATCCGCTCTGGTAGGCGCTGCCTTCCGCCGTGCCCCATCGTATGAGCTACCCAATGGCCTTGAGTACCTAGAGGACGATGCGACAGGGGACGGCCTTGGGGTGGTTCAGATGGCGAAGGACGAGCTATCAAACCTCCTAGAGACTGGGCGCTCTATCCTCCTGGTTGACTATCCCCAAACGGAGGACGGGCTGACGGCGGAAGAGGTGGCACGCCTAGACCTCCGGGCAGCGATCATCCCTTACACGGCAGAACAGTGCGTCAACTGGAAGACGGATAACGTCCGAGGGCGGAAGCTGCTCACCCTGTGCGTCCTGGCTGAGTCCTATTTGGAAGGGGACGATGAATTCGGGCATGAGAAGAAAACCCAGTACCGCGTCCTGCGGCTCCGAGAGGACGGATACACGCAGCAATTGTATCGGGACGAGGAAGAATATACGGACGAGTTTTACCCCCGTAAGGCAGATGGCTCGGTTTGGGACTTTATCCCGCTGATGTTCGTAGGATCGAAGAATAACGACGCAACCGTTGATGACGCACCCCTTTCTGATATTGCGGACGTCAACATCGCCCACTACCGGAACAGCGCAGACTATGAGGAGTCCTGCTTCATTACGGGCCAGCCTACGTTGTTCATCACCCACAACCTATCCCCGGAGCAGTGGCACGACTACAACCCGGACGGGATCAAGTTAGGGGCCCGTACAGGCCATGTATTAGGCGATACTGGCTCTGCGACTCTGCTCCAGCCTAACCCTAACTCCCTCGTCATGGAGGCCATGAAGGCGAAAGAGAACGCTATGGTGGCTATTGGGGCGCGGATTATCACTGACCGGGGCAACAATGAAACCGCAGAAGGGGCACGGATTCGCTTCGCGTCTGAAAATAGCGTATTAGGGGACGTAGTAAATAACCTCTCTATGGCTATCGAGCAGTGCATCTACTGGTGCGGTGAGTTCATGGGTACGGCTGAAGAGGCAGAGTTTGAGATCAATCGGGAGTTTTACGATAAGTCGCTCGACCCCCAGTTGATTATGGCTATGACGACGCTGCTAGACCGGCAGATCATCTCCGATGCAGACATCTTCGACCGGCTAAAGGCTGCGGGGATCATTGAAGGGGATCGCACCCTTGAGGACGTACGGGAGGAGCTGGGCGAAGTCAACCCGCTAGCATAATGGCTAAGGACCCACGAATAGAGAGGCTAGGCGTTGAGGGATACAATAAACCGAAGCGGACGCCGAAACACCCAACTAAAAGCCATGTGGTACTCGCGAAGGAAGGGGACCAGATCAAAACGATCAGGTTCGGACAGCAGGGCGTATCTGGTTCTCCCCCCCGTAAAGGCGAGTCAGAGGCAGACAAGAAGCGACGAGCCTCATTCATGGCCCGACATCGAAAGAACATCGCCAAAGGAAAAATGAGTGCGGCCTACTGGGCGGCAAAGGAGAAGTGGTGATGCCTGTTTATAAGGTCAAGGGTGGTTATCGCTGGGGGCAGACCGGGAAGGTCTATAAGACGAAGGAAGAGGCCGAGAGGCAGGGCAAGGCCATTTTTGCGTCAGGGTATAAAAAGCGTAAGTGAGCACTAACGACGCGATTAAGGATGCCTTTATACGGCACCAAATCTTCGTGCAACGCTACGCTAAGGGCAGGGAGCGTGAGGCGGAGGAGTTTATTCGTAAGGTCTTAGAGGAGGCCGTGAGCCGTCTCAACATTGATCTGACGGAGCTTAACCGCGCTCGATTGGATCGCCTGATCCAAGACCTGATCCAACTGGTCAACGAGCTAAACGGCACCTATACGGATGGGTTCATTCAGGAGGCCCTAGACTTCGTGGAGTACGAGGTAGGGTTTAACTTCCGCGTCCTCGGGGCGAACGTGGCGGTTGATACCGTCCTGCCTAACATGGCCCAAGTCCAAGCAGCTATGCTGACTAACATTATGGACCTCGAGCCCACCAAGGGCTACACGATCCGAGATGCGTTACAGGAGTTCGGGCGAAAGAAGGCGCAGCAGATCGTCCAGAAGATTCGGGACGGCATCGTGCTAGGTGAGACAACCCAGCAGATCGTGAAAAACATTAAGGACCTTGAGGGCATCCAATCCCGGCAGGCAGCGGCGCTAGCGCGTACAGTTACCAACCATGTGTCGATTCAAGCCCGGCAAATCACCATGAGGGAGAACGATGACATTATCGACTCGTATCAATGGGTGGCGACATTGGATAGCAGAACGTCGCTCATCTGCGCATCCCGTGATGGACAGATTTACGAAGACATTGATTCAAACCCTAAACCTCCTGCTCATTTCAATTGCCGTTCCACTATCACTTTTGTGGTTAATCCTGAGTTTGATCTTGGTGCTGATATTGAGGGCGACCGTCCCTCCAAAGGGCCGGATGGAGTTCAGTCCGTAGGGGCTGATACGACGTATGAGCAATGGTTACGCCGCCAGCCCCAAGCATTCCAAGAGGAAGTATTGGGCATTGCGAAGGCGAAGCTATTTAGGGATGGGAAGTTGTCTATAGGCCGATTCGTTGATGATCAGGGCCGCGTGTTATCATTAGACCAATTAAGAGAGTTGGAACCGCTGGCATTTGAGCAGGCGGGACTTTAACGCGGCAGAGCCGCAACGTGCTAACCAGAGGTGACGCATGAGTGATTTACTGCAAGACGTAGAACTAGACGATGGCCTTAAAGAACAACTGTCCTCCCGTTTCAACGAAGCCCTACAGGCTAAACTAAACGAGGAGACTACTGGCCTTAAGAATAAGGTTGACGAGCTTCTGGCCGAAAAGAAGAAGGTGCAGCAGGAACGGGAAGAAGCCCGGATGCGCGCCAAGCAGGAAGCCGAAGATAAGGCTGCTAAAGAGAACGACTATAAGCAGCTATTTGAATCGCAGAAGCAGGAAGCCGACACGCTCCGCTCTACGATTGAGAAGATGAACGCTGATATTAGGCAGCAGAAAGTATCGACGGAGGCTGCTAAACTAGCGGCACAGTTGACAAAAGATACGCAACGCGCACAATTGCTACAGAAAGAGATTAGCCATCGGCTGACTCTTGTAGATAACGAATTAAGGGTGACGGACGAAAGCGGTCAATTAACCGTGTCCTCACTTGATGATTTGGCTAACGCTATCAGGAACGCATACCCGTTCTTGGTGGATGGCAGTCAAGCTAGTGGCGGCGGGGCCGTCAAAGCGCAAGGTGGAGCCGAAGCGCGGAAGGAAGTTAGTAGAGCCGCATTCGATAAGATGGACCAGCGCCAGCGCTCTGAGTTCGTCAAGTCAGGCGGTAAAATCTTTGATGAATAGCATTCTGGAGGCCGGTTATGGCTAACGTACTGACGAACCTCGCAGCGGATATCTACGTCGCTGCTGATGTGGTGGGGCGGGAGCTAACCGGCTTCATCCCTGCGGCTACCATTAACGCGAATGGCTCCGAGCGTGTTGCAAAGGGCGATACCGTCCGCGCTGCATTTACTCGCGCTGCTAGCGTTGTCGATGTGTCCGAGGCAATGACGATCCCCGAGGGGACCGATCAGACCGTGGACAACAAGACCCTCTCCATCTCTAACAGCCGTGCTGTCCAAATCCCCTACACGGGTGAGGATATCCGCCACCTGAACAACGGTGTGGGCTTTGAGACCGTGTACGGCGACCAGATCGCTCAAGCTATGCGCGCTCTCGTGAACGAGATGGAAGCCGATCTTGCAGAGGAAGCGTACACGAACGCATCCCGCGCATTCGGCACCGCTGGTACGACCCCGTTCGCAAGCAACTTCTCCGAAGTGGCCGAGCTTCGCCAGATTCTGGTGGACAATGGTATGCCTGCTAACGACGGCCAAGCCTCTCTGGTTCTGAACACTGTCGCTGGTACGAACCTGCGTCAGCTTGCCCAGCTTCAGAAGGTGAACGAGGCCGGTGGGGCTGACCTGCTTCGCCAAGGTACGCTGCTTGAGCTTCAGGGCCTGTCCCTGCGTGAGTCCGCTCAGGTTCAAGCGCACACCAAGGGCACGGGCTCCAGCTACCTGCTCAACGATGCTTCGTCCGCCATTGGCGATACGACCATCGCAGCAGACGGCGGCTCGGGTACCATCCTTGCTGGTGATGTAATCACCTTCAACGGTGACACCAATAAGTATGTCGTGAACACCGCTTTCTCTGGTGGTTCGCTGGCAATCGGGGCTCCCGGTCTGCGTCTGGCTCTCGCTAACGATGCACCTATTACCGTGGGTAACAGCTTCACCGCTAACGTGGCCTTCCATCGTCGGGCTCTGGAGATCGCAATGCGCGCTCCTGCTGTTCCCGAGGGTGGCGATGCTGCCGATGACGCAATGACCGTGCAGGACCCCTTCTCTGGGCTCGTGTTCGAGATTCGCGTGTATCGCGGCTATCGTAAGACCATGATCGAGGTTGCAGCAGCATGGGGTGTTAAGGCTTGGAAGCCTGACTTCATCGCTCTCCTCCTCGGCTAAGAGGTATCAGGGGGCCTTCGGGCCCCCTTTCTCTCTGGGGGCATTATGGAAACCAAGAAGAAGCCCGGACCTAAGCCGAAGCTGGTTAAGATGGTCCGCCCTGACGGAAAGACCGCAGACGTTCACCCTTCTGAAGTCGAGAACTACAAGCTAGGCGACTACAAGGTGATGGAGACGCGCTAATGGCTATCGTGGTCGAAGATGGAACGGTGGTCTCTGCGGCTAACTCTTACATCACCGTCGCAGAATTTAAGAGCTGGGCAGATGATCGCGGGATCACCTACGGGACCGACGCAGCTATCGGCCAGCAGCTATACCGCGCCCATGATTATTTCGAGTCGCTGTCCTTTAAGGGCGTCAAGCATACCGAAGACCAGCCGATGCAATGGCCTCGGGATGACGTATACATTGATGGGTACGCTGTAGATTCGGATGAAATCCCGAAGGAAGTTAAGGCCGCTATCTACGAGCTAATCAAGATCGAGGCGGACGGGGATTCCCGGCTAGCGCCTTCGGAGCGTGAGGTGACGTCGGAGCAGGTGGACTCTATCAAGATCACCTACAAGGACAACGCAGGCATGAAGCGCACCACGCCTGCGCTAACCCAAGCCCTTCGGAAGCTGGTTCAGCCTACGACTATGGTGGCTAGAGCGTGACCTACAACTATACGCCCATCACGGCGTCCGCTGGCCGAATGATTACGAAGTTCGGCAAGCAGTACACGTTCACCCGTGTAACGAAGGGGGCCTACAATCCAGCTACGGGGCAGACTAGTGACACAGCGTCTACGTTTACGGGATACGCTTGCCTTTTTGACTATACTGACGCTGATAGGGCTGACGGTGCTATTTTACAGGGTGACCGTAGGATGCTCGCGGAGTCTGGAACGTATGAAGTCGGCGATACTGTCGTGGTGGGCTCAGACACTTACCGTGTTATCAACATTAGCGATATCGGGCCCGGTGGGACCGTGGTCGCATCAAACCTACAGATTCGGAAATGAAGGACCTAACGGAGGTTCTGTTAGAGTTCGGGGAAGTGCCGGAGAAGGTGGTACGCGGCACCCTATTGGGCCTGACGAGCCGGATCATTAAGCGCAGCCCAGTAGACACGGGACGCTTTCGCAATAACTGGCAAGCGACGACTAATGCTCCTGCTACCGGGCAGGTTCAGGGCCAGGACAAGACCGGGAACAAGGCAGTAGATTCGGCTAGGACGGCGGTCAATAAGCTAGATATGGGGCAGGACTTCTTTCTGTCGAATAACCTCCCCTATGCGCATCGGCTAGAATTCGGCTGGTCCAAGCAAGCGCCTAGCGGGATGCTGCGGTTAAGCATTGCGGAGCTACAGCAGCGCATGAACGAGGCTGGGAAATGAGTACCTTCTTCAACGATATACAGGCCGCGCTAGACACCCGCTTAGACTCTATGGACTCTACGCCTATCGCATGGCCTAACGTCCCTTATGAGCCCCAAGGCGGCACGGTATACCTTCGCCCTAGCTTCCTCCCGGCTGAAACGCTACAAGCCTCGCTAGGTGCCTCTGGGAAGGACGAGACCAACGCTATTTATCAGGTTGACGTTGTATTCCCTAGGGGATCGGGTAGGACTACCTTAACGGATACCATCGCAGACCATTTCAAAAGAGGAACGGTTCTGTCGTACAATGGCACTAGTTTGCGGGTTCGGTCTGTTAGCATCGGTCCTGCGATTTTGGATGGCGCGTGGACTTTCGTGCCAGTTTCGATTGATGTGCAGACATTCACAGGGGCACGATCATGACTATTGCAAATGGCGCACAACATAGTCTGCACTTCGTTGCAGAATCGACCTATGGCACCACGCCCTCCACCCCGACGTGGACGCCTGTTCCGCATACGGGAACGACCCTTGCTTTAACGAAGGACGCTATCGAATCCGAGAAGCTCCGGGGCGACCGTCAGGTGGAGGACTTCCGCCACGGGAACAAGAGCGTTTCTGGTGAGATTACCGGGGAGCTTGAGTACGACGCCTTCGACGATCTCCTAGAAGCCGCGCTCTGCGGTAGCTGGACGACGGATGTACTGAAAGCTGGCGTTACCCGTCGCTCGTTCACCTTTGAGCGTAAGTTCGCGGACCTTGCCGTGGCTGAGTATCACCGCTATACCGGGTGTGAAATCAACAGCATGGCTCTCAGCGTTAGCCCGAACTCGATGGTCACTTGCACCTTCGGGATCATTGGGAAGGACCTAACCACCAACACGACGCAGGTGGCATCCAGCACCTACAGCGCAGACGTTGGGAATACTCCTTTTGACTCCTTCACGGGATCAATTACGGAGGGAGGCTCCGCAATTGCTACGGTGACGGCTCTTGAGCTAAGTCTTGAGAACGGCATTGAACCTCTCTTTGCGGTTGGTTCTGCTACGACCCAACGTCCTGCGATTGGCAAGAGCCGGGTGACGGGTACGCTGACGACCTACTTTGAGTCCAAGGCTCTGTACGAGAAGTTCCTAAACGAGACGAGCAGCAGCATTGCCCTAACTCTGACCGACCTTGATGGCAACGACTACCTCATTGAGATCGGCAATGTTAAGTACAACAGCGGCCAGCCTGATGTTTCGGGGGAGGGCGCAATCACTATCGCAATGGACTTCGTGGGCCTCTACGACTCGTCGGATGCCTCCAACATTGTGATTACTCGGACTGCTGCATAACCCATAAAAGGGCGGGATTATGGAGTTTGACAAGCTAGCGACTACGGCAAGCCATGAAGCCGGGGCAGAGGTAAACATCCTCTCCCCGGTTGATGGTTCTAAGACTGACGTTTTCATCAAGATACAAGGCGCTGATTCTAAGGCATGGCGCAAAGAGAAGAAGCGTCAAACGTCTAAGATTATTGCGGCTAAGGCGGAAGGGAAGCTAGAGGAATTAGACTTCGACGCTATGGACGTAGACGCGCTCGTAGCTATCACGATGGACTGGAAGGGTATTACGAAGGGCGGCAAGAAGTTCGACTGCACCCCTGAAAACGCCCGAGCCCTTTACGAACAATCTCCCCCTATCGTAGAGCAGCTATTACGATTCTTGGGGGATACGGCTAATTTTACGCAAGGCTAGTCGAGGAGTTCGTAGCGTTTGGCCGCTGGTGTATGTGGCTGAATGCCTGCCCCGAAGGCTCCACGGTTAGCCGCTTAGATACGTTCAGGCAGGTTCAAAAGTCTACGGGGAGAACGCCTAAAGAGCTTGATGGGCCCAAGCTGTCTAGCCTTCACGATAGCGCGTGGCGAGCGTACACTGACCTGACGGAGTATACTTATTCAGAAATCGAGAGCTACTCCCGGCTGACGGGTAATGAGCTAGAGCCTTGGGAAGTTGAAGCCGTTATGGCGCTGGCTAAGTATCGTGGAGCAGAACCGAAATGGCCTCTTACGAAGCACTAATCCGCATGAGAGCGGACACCAGCGAGGTTAAGAGCGCGAAACGCGACCTTGATAACCTTACTGGTTCTTCCCGCGAAACAAAGCGTCAGATCGAGGAAACCGGAACGGCGGTAGATCGTACTGGCCGCACGATGACGGAGTTCACGGGTAAGGCGACCCAAACTACCCAAGCCGTAAGACAGAGTGATTCGGCCTTTGACGCCCTTGGGCTCTCTGCGGCTTCGGCTAGCACTAAGGTTAATGCTGCTTCTTCGGGTTTTGGCCGTATTGGAAAGAACTTTGCTACGGTAAACAGCGCAGCCCGTCAGGCAGCTACTAGCGTACAAAAGACTGGCGATAATGTTATTGACGCTAGCAGCCGGTTCCGCGCATCAAAGGGCGCTATTTCTAACTTATCCTTCCAGCTTCAAGACGTTGCGGTTCAGGCGCAGGCAGGGACAAGCGCGTTTACAATCCTTGGGCAGCAGGGCCCACAGATTGCGTCTGTATTTGGCCCCGGTGGTGCGGTAGCTGGTGCGCTTATTGCCTTTGGCGCGCTTATAGGTGGCGTGCTTTATAAGACGTTAGGTGGGGCTAAAGACGAGGTAGACCGCCTAGCAGACGCTATGGCTGGCCTAGAACTAGCCTTTGAGCGTACCGAGCAGGGGTCCTTCATCCTGTCCCAACGCCTAAAAGAACTGGCCCAGAACTCCCGAGAGCTTGCAGAGATCGAGCTAGCTATCGGTATTGCTAGTGCCAAGATTGCCTTTGAAGAAGCGCAAGACGCTATCGTTTCTTCGGTTAGCGGGATTACTACAGCGGTTAATCTCGGGGCGCAGGCGTTTTTAGAGTACGGGAACGCCTCTGACTATGCTCGCACTGCCGATGCTAATCTCCGGTCTATCGGGGAGCGCGTACAAGAGCTACAAACGCGCTTCGGCTTATCTACTAAACAAGCAGTAGAGTTCGGCGCAGCCTTCGCTACCTTCCGGGCGGACCAGTCCGCAGAGAATCTAGCAGCCCTTCAGGCGGTAGTAGGGAATCTCGGTGATACGTTGGCAGAAAACGCCAACCCCGAGCTATTAGCTCTTGTTCAAGGTCTTAGCGAAAACCTACAAAAAGCCGATGACGCTTCTGACGCCTTAGAGATGTTTGGGAATGCTTTAGATGGGTCTGCGGCATCCGCTGCTACCCTAAATGACGCCTTGACGCCTGCTACTGACAGCATTGGGCGCATGATTGAAGCCCTAAAAGAAGAATCCGCGTTGATCGGTAAGAGCGCACGGGAAAAGGCGCTCTACAAAGCCGAGCTAGAGGGCGCGTCGCAGGAAGAAATAGACGAAATTAATCGCATCTACGACAAGATCGTAGCCCGAAACCTGCTTCTAGATATTGAGAAGCGCACGAAAGATGCGGAGAAAGCTGCGGCTAAGGCGGCAGACGCTAAAGCTAATGCCGAAGAAGCGGCAGAAAAACGGAAGAAGGAATCCGCTCAGGCGAATCTAGAAAACATTCTCGCCATGAATGACACGGAAATGGAGGCGTTCAACCGCCAGCTACAAGAGAAGCGGGATCGCTTGGCCGAAGATCGAGCCATGAACCGTATCACGGAACAAGAACACCAGCAGGCGCTTACGGAGATCACGGAAGCGGAGGCTACCCGCAGGAACCAGATTGAGCAAAGGCTAGCGTCTGAGAATACGGAACGCCTCTTAGGCTTCTCCGATATGCTCTTAGAAGGTAAGTCCGATAAGGCGAAGCAGGCAGCAGCCCTAGCGATTAACCTAGCGGACAAGGAGAAGCGGGAGAACGCTAAACAGATTCTGTCCGACTCCTATTCGGCAGCGATGAAAGCCTATAAGGCTCTATCAGGCATCCCCGTTATTGGCCCTGCATTAGGCGCTGCGGCTGCTGGGGTGATTATCGCGGCTGGTGCTACCTATTCGGCTAAGAGCCTCACAGGGCGCGCTCTAGGCGGTCAGGTAAGGCCAGGCGAGTCCTATGTGGTCGGTGAGCGTGGTCCTGAAGTCCTCACCATGGGTAATGCTGGCGGACGGATTGCTACGAATGAGTCCATGAGGGGATCACAGCCTAGCTTGGTCTACTCCCCGACGGTGAACATCTCTGGTGGGGCTACGGAACAAGACCGCGCCTTATTCACCGCTCAATTGCGCCAGCAGAAGGCGGAGATCGCCGACCTATTAGCACGGAGACGTTTCTGATGCCTCTCACAATGCCCTCAGTGCGCCCTACGGACGTTTCATGGTCCATCGTATCCAACAGCAGGCAGTTCGTATCCCCTCTCACAGGGGCTATACAGACGGCTCAGAGGACGGGTACGAGATGGAGGGCGTCCCTTACCTTCCAGAACCTGTTCGACTCTGACAGGGCGGCTATGCAGGGCTTCCTATCCCAATTGCAGGCGACGGCTAACAACTTCTTCCTACAGGACCATTCGTACACCCGGAGAGCAGATGGCGATGGCACCCCTAGGGTTGCTGGCGCGTCCCAAACTGGGAACCAGCTCGTCACTGATGGCTGGACCTCGGGAACCTATGCCATGCTGGTCGGCGACTTTTTTGAGGTTAATGGCGAGCTTAAAATGTGCGTAGCAGATGCCACGATCACGGCAGGAGCGGCTACGGTTCAGTTTGTCCCTGAATTACGGGCAGCGCCAGACGACAACACTGTTCTAGAGATCGACACGCCTAAAGGCACGTTCCGCCTAATCTCTAACGAGTCGGGCTGGTCTAACCGTTCGCCGGTGATATCAAGTTTTAGCTTTGATTGCGTAGAGGATGTGCTGGCATGAGCCGGGGTCTATCAGCTACCAACCTTGGCGCAGTAGATGGCGCAGTAGTCCGGCCTGTTGTGTTCTGTGAGATCAAGTACGACTCGCCTACGGGGACGCTATATCTTCACGACAACATTGGGGATATCACTGCAGACGATTGGGGCGGGACGTCTAGAACGTGGTCAGGGCTAGGGGACTTCGGGTCTATCTCAACGATTGAGGAAGGGGCCGACATCTCCCCTTACAAGGTTGACCTAATCCTCTCTGGGATCGATTCAACGATAGCTAATGCTCACCTAGAGGACGACACGACGCTTCGGGATGTGTATCTGTCCATTGGGTTTATTGGGTTAGACCGTGTGGTCCTATCCGACCCGCACCCTATGTGGCAGGGAAAGATTGATGACGTTCAGGTGGCCGTAGGCGCTCAGTCTATTATTCGGGTTTCTTGTGAATCCCATCTAGCTGCCTTTGAGAAGACCAACGGACGGCTCCAGAACGACGCGGATCATCAATCCGAGTTCTCCGGGGATTTGTTTTACAAGTACCTCCCTCAAATGGTGGAAGCCAAGTTCCGCTGGGGTGGCAAGACCCAAAGGTTCGGTACAGGGAGCCCTGTTATCGGAATTGGTGGCGGCGGACGCGGCGGTATTGCCCCGGATATCAACCTGCTATGACTAGATACGAAGCAGTCAGAACAGCGGTGCGTAAGTTTGAGGATGCGCCTTTTGATTATGGTGCGTTTGACTGCTGCGAATTTGTGCGTGAAGTAGCGACGTTATATCGAGGAGCAGACCCTGCGCCTGAATTGATCTACATGAATGAGGCGGAAGCGGAGTACCTTATAGCGGACTTCGGGGGGCTTTCCTCTCTAATGACCTATGTGTTCGGCGATCCTATCTCGGCAGAAGATACCGAAGTAGGTGATGCGTTAAAATTGAAGCTACCCAAGACGGGTGAGATCATGGGCGTGCGGGTTCCTGATGGAGCATTGGTCCCTGTTATGCGGGGGCTGCTTAAAGTAAACCTTCGTTACGCTTCAGAGGGCTGGAGAATCTAAATGCCACAGGCAGCGCTAACAGCAGTAGTCTTTGCGGCCCAAGCTATCGGAACGGCTGCTAGTGCTACGGCGGTTGCGGTGGCAGGAGCTAGTGCTGCTACCTTGGCCGCTGGTGCTGCGCTTGCCTCTATTGCATACACCACCTATTCCCAAAAGAAGGCTGCTGCTGACGCCAGAAAGGATTCTGCTAGGGCTCCTCGTGATGTGACGGTTCGGAGCGCAATCGAGCCAGCAAGAATCATCTATGGCAAGGCGAGAACCTCTGGCCCCGTTGTGTACACGAACACCGCGCCTACTCCCGGCACGAACGACAACTCTACCCTCTGGACCGTGATATCACTCTGCCAGCATGAGATCGAGGACATAACGGAGATTTGGTTAGACGGGGATCAAATCCTTTCCTCTGCGATTGACTGGGCAGGGACTGGCGGGGTTACGAGTGGGAAGTATGGCCCTATCGGTGGGAATCAAGTTACGAACTTCTACCGGCGGTTCGGAACGGATACGCAGACTCACGTTACGCAACTAGCAACTGCCTTTAGCGACTGGACCTCCGACTACGATGGGAAGGGCGTTGCCTACATCGTCTCCGCCTTTGAACTGGGTACGGCTACGGGTGAAGGGGTATGGGCGCAGGGCGCTCCTCAGAACATCCGGGCAGTAGTCAAAGGAAAGAAAGTCTATGACCCCCGTAAGGATTCGACTCAGACAGGCGGATCAGGAACACACCGTTTAGCTGACCCTGCGACTTGGGAATGGTCAGATAATCCTGCTCTTTGTCTTGCTGATTACCTCTTTGACGCTCGCCTAGGGATGGGTGCCGAAGGGGTGACGTATGATGATATCGACTGGGACCTAGTATTCGCTGCGGCTAACGTCTGCGACACGCTCGTAACGAGTCCTGACGGGAACCAAAAACGCTTTACTTGCAACGGTGCGTTATCGACTGGCGAAACCTACGCCGAGAACATCAAGCAATTACTCTCCTCCATGTCGGGGCAGATCACATGGTCTGGTGGGAAGTACCGGATTCGTGCAGCGGCTTACGAAGCGCCAACCTACACGTTCACGGGCGACGACGTTATTGGCGACGTACAAATCCAGCCGGAACGTACGAGGACCCAACGCTACAACAAGATTCGGGGAACCTTCATCGACCCCGACTCGGACTACGTTGCTACGGAATTCATCCCGGTTGAGAATACGTCCTACAAGAATACCCGTGACGGCGGCCAAACCCTAACGCAAGAAATCCGCTTACCGTTTACTAACGACGAGTACATGGCGCAGCGGATCGCGTTTAAGCAGCTAAACCTTAATAATCAGCAGCTTAGGTGCATCGTTCCCTTCAACTGGAAGGCGATGAAGGTAGCGGTCGGGGATCGGATTCAACTATCCATCGACGAGCTGTCATGGTCTAACAAGGTGTTCCGGGTAGACGGCTGGTCCTTCTCCCCTGACTCCGGGTTTAATCTTACCCTTCAGGAAGATTCGTCGTCCTCCTACGCTGATCCTCTCATAGGCGATTACTCGACCCGGACTCTAGCAGGGGTTGTATCCTTCGCGGATCAGGCTGTATCGGCACCCTCTGGCCTACAGGCTACGTCTGAAGAAGAAGCCATCCTCCTAGAGTGGGAAGCGCCCCCTAGAGCCTCTGGCTACGATGAAGTGGTCGTTTACGCCTCTGCTACGTCCGCATGGTCTGGCGCTAGTGAAGTTGGTAGGACGCGGGGGACCTCCTTCCGCCATGAACTATCAAATGGCACCCAACGGTATTACTGGATTCGGGCGGTAGACGTAGATGGGCGAGAGTCAGTCCGCGACCCCGACTCCGACACCTCCAGCACCCAAGCGACGGCGGGGCAGATTGCCACCAGTCAGCTAGACGACGATGCCAACTTTGCTGAAACGGCAATTTGGAGCAGCGTTTCGGGTGCCGGTAGGCCAGAGGACGACGCTACCGTTGGCGCTACAGTTGGGACTGATCTTTTCGATACTGACGGGACTACCGTTCTAGGGCAGACGGATGTTCTTAACTCCATTCTGGAGCAGGACATCCTCCGGGTGGAGCTTGAGGGAGAGACGATCCTTAACCTCGAAACGGGGCTTGAGGTAGACATCCAAAACCTCGGTGACGTTGCCATCTTCGTCAATGAGTCGAACACGACCATTCAGGGCAACATTGACACCCTAGAAGGAAACATCCAAAGCCTGACCGGGCTGATCGGAGATATCACGGCAGGCGTGGCGGATGTGTACCTGCAAGATACCGCCCCGGTCGCTGGGGTGGGCGGCATCCCTGACCCTATCCCTGACGGCTCCCGGTGGTACGACACCGACGACAACAACGCGCCTTACTATTGGAATGGCACGGCGTGGACGAGCCTACTAGACCCTCGGATCGGCCAGAACGCGGCCAGCATAACGGCTTTGAACAGCCGGATGACCACTGCCGAAGGTGACATCGACACAAACACCGCAGACATTGCGACGAATGGCTCGGCAATCACCGCAAATGCCTCGGCTATCTCAACCCTTGATACCACGGTGACGAGTCAAGGCAGTTCCATCACTGCAATCAGCGCGGACATCACGGACCTTGAGACGGTACTGGAGGATGCTGGCGGAAACTTCTCCACCACGTCCAATGCCATCACCGTGCTGCAATCGAGGGTGACGCAGACCGAGACCGACATCACCTCAAACAGCACCAGTATCACTACGCTGACGAATAACCTGACGACGACCAACACCAACGTCAGCACGAACGCTAGCGCAATCAGCGCCCTAGATACTCGCGTGACATCGGCTGAAGGCTCGATCACCAGCCAAGCTAGTGACATCACGGCCCTCCAGTCTGACCTGACCACGGCTGAAAGTGACATAGTTTCCAACGCCGGCGCGATCACGGCACTGACGACTCGGGTGACATCCGCTGAAGGCAACATCACGATTAACTCGTCGGACATCACGACGCTGACGAGCGATCTCACCACGGCGCAGGCGGACATCGTAACTAACGCTGGCGCCATAAGCACCGCGCAGACGGACATCAGCGCAAACTCGACGGCCATCTCTGGGCTCGACACCCGCGTGACGACTGTTGAGGGGCTGGTTACCAGTGAAGCGCAAAGCACCACGATCCTCACGACGCGGCTGGACTTTTTAACAAGGGTTGAGGACGAGGCTGGCCCTGACCCCATTGATCTTGAGACGACGGGCGAGCTCGACCTAGAGACCCTTGATGATGTGACCGCCGCGACAAGTTCGGCCATTGACACGCTTGAGAGCCGCACGACGGAGACGGAGACGGGCCTGACGACGCAGGCGAGCCGGATCACTTCCCTTGAATCCACCGTCAACAATCCGACCACTGGGGTATCGGCAAACGCCTCTGGCCTGTCCTCCCTGACGACTAGGGTGACGACTAACGAAGGGGACATCACCTCTATCTCTGCCGACGTAACGACGCTCCAAGCGGACCTCACAACGGCTGAAGGCGACATTGCTGGCAATGCGACGGCCATCTCGTCTCTCGGCGCTCGGGTGACGACGGCGGAAGGCGCAATTACGGTTAACGCCTCCGACATCACGACGTTGGAATCCTCGCTGACGACCACCAGCAGCAACGTGACGGCGAACGCATCCGCGATCTCTGGCCTTGATACGCGAGTCACAAGCGCAGAGGGCTCCATCACCTCCATCGCTTCCGATGTAACGACGCTACAGGCAGACCTGACTACTGCTGAAGGCGATATTTCGGCAAATGGCACGGCTATCTCGTCGCTTTCAACCCGAGTCACCACGGCAGAAGGCAGCATCACTTCGATCTCCTCGGATGTGACGCAGCTTCAAAGCGACCTGACCACGGCGGAAGGCGA